ATCCCAGGGCTCGGCCGAATAATCCGTAAAGAGATCAGAGCCTGAGAAGGTCGTGGTGTCAAAGACAGCCGAGGCGATCCTTTTCTCCTGTGCCTGCAGTACCCTGCGGGTTACAATCTGCACGGTTGTAAGCTCAGCATCGAAATCGCTTGAATACATCTCGCGTTCTGAATCATCCAGAGGGCCTTCAAGACCATGCTCTTCGCAGGCATACTGTCTGTCCTTGGCCTGAAACGAATCGCGGTTATAGTTTCCTCTGGGGGCGCGTTTTGTGTCAGCGTCCCTGGTAATGCTTTCCCTCGTGATAGCCGGGAAAATACTAGCCTTCTTTTTAGTGGGGAAGATAGGCAAAACCTTTGTGCCGATAAACTCGTCCTGCGCCTGGATAAACTCCAGAGCCGCTTCACCCAACTCGAGTCTCGGTATCGCTCTTGTTCCCTGATAGTCTGGCATTTTAAAACCCTCCTTTTAAAATTCGTTCCTGTTAAACAACAAGACCCTCAACCACTTCAAGATCGTCCGCTGAAGCTTCAAGTACCCTGCCCTGGACAGAACCGTTTACTACGGCTGAAATCTTTCCGTCATCCGCGCCGTAGAAATCTCCGCCAACACTGATAGCATCCAGTGCTACCAGTTTGAACGTGCGTCCTCTGGTCTTTAAGTCAACCGTTACATGTTCGCCCTGAGCGGCCTTGGCCGCCGTGATACCGATAAAATCTTCTCCGGCATCGGCGTATTCAACCTGAGACCCGCTTCCGGCTGAAAGTTTAACCCTGCGGTAAGCTTCCAATGCTTCACCCGCGACAAACGCTTTTGAACCTATGTTATACTGTGACATTTTTCGTCCTCCTTTTACTGGTTTCTTTTTTCCGCGGTTTTCTGCAGTGCTTCAGTCATACTGCAGTTGTGTTTTTCTTTGTACTCCGAAGCCCTTTCGAGGTGGCTCTTTTTCTTCGGATCCTGGGGATCCTCAGGGTCATCCGGCCCGACACCTTTAGCCGAGGACTCCTTAAGGCCTTCAAGCTGTTTCTCCTGGAACTTGATAGTGGCCTGCTCCAATGAGGACCCGCCTTCAACAGCTTCAAGAGCGGCATCACTCATATCCTGAAAGGTCTTTGCTTTCTTAAGTATCCCTGTGACTCTTTCTCTTTCGAGTTTCTGTCCTTCGCCGGTGCCTTGTTTTATGCCTTCCTCGAATCCCTGCTTGCGGACAGCTTCAAAGACATCCGCGCGTTGTTCTTTCAATTTTTCTACTGTCAGATCTTCAAACATTTTTCTTTCCTCCTTTTTTGCTGATACGTTTTTTGTAACCTTTTCATTCACCTTGTACCTTTCCAGGAACGCCAGAACACTTTCAACAGCGTTCTCATCCTGCAGAAATCTATCTAAAAAAACCGTCATTTCAGCTGACGGTTTAATGCTTTCTGAGAAGAACGGCATTCCAAAAAGCCCGTTATTAGCCGCCGGATCATCAACCACATCTACCGAAAATAAGCTCTTAACCCGGATAAACGGCGGTAAGTCATTTCCGTTCGTATCTTTTTCCTCGCGGCTTTCCTCATCCCAGTAGATAACCATAGAAGCGCCGAACGCTTCAGGGTCGCTTTCAGCCAGGTTTGCCACATAACCGGCCAGATCCCCGTCAGGCGTGGAATGCGCCGTCTTGTCCAAAAAAAGATCGGCCCGTACAATATCTCCATCACGTCTGAAGTTCTTCACCCGGCCGAGAAAGGTACCCAGGGCAGTCGAACTCATATTGGGATGGCCGAAACGGGATTTGATCCCGGCTCTGGATTTATTGCCCAGCTCAACTATTCTTTCTAACGCGGCATCGTCAAATTCCCCCCTTTCGTCATGGGTTATGCCTTTGGTAACTACGGCAAACCCGCTTATAACATCCGTATTCCTGTCCACGCGGATATCTTTACTTCTAATGACATCCGTGCGAAATAAAGTATTTTTATCCGCCATCTTTTTCTCCTGTTTTTTCGCTGACGCAAATAGTAACACTGTGGGGCATAGCCATGTTTTGTTTGCGCGTAACTTTAATCTTCTTTGTTTTCTTTTTCTTCATCATCATCCGTGTTTTCTTTTTCATCATTTGTGCTTCCGTTATTCTGCGGCAGTCCCAGTTCATTCATCTTGTCAAGCTCGCGTTTTCTCTGCTCAAAACTTTCCTCCCAGTCCTTGCCCTGAGCCGAATACAAATCCGAGTGAGTGACTATGCCGTTTTTAAGCCCAACTTCCGCGGCTTTTGCCTCCTTAAGCGGGTCAACCCATTCCCAGCCCGGAGCTATCCATGTAGCGCCACTCCAGTAGTTTCTTTTGTCATAGAAGGAAACAGAACCCAGCTCGCCTTTCAGATAGGCTTCTTCGAGCACCATATCCCATACAGGCTGGCAGAGTTTTCTCGATAACCATTCCTGCTTTACTTTAAAATATCTGCGTGCTTCTAAAAGTGCGGCTCTCGCGCTTGAATAGTTCGTCTTTGAGAAGTCCTTGGCAACCAGTTCATAGGGCAGGCCCAGGGCCGCTGAAATAGCCCGCAATATCCTTTCCACGAAAGGTTCGAATGTCGCTCCCGGCCTCTGGGGATTAAAAGAAGTGATCGATTCGCCCGGCATCAGGTGTTTGATCATGCCCGGCTCAAGAGATTCAACCAGCTGGTTGGCCGTGTTTTTTTCGTATCCGGCGTTAACAGCGATATCCATTGAGGCTTCTGAAGTAATGAAAAGAGAAAAGCACGCCGCTATGCGGGCGGCCACAAGCTCGGCCTCGGCGTATTCGGCTAAATCTTTGAAATATGTCAACACAGGGGTGAAGAAAGGAACGCCTCTTGTCTGGCCGCTTCTTGTCACATGGTAAAGATGAAAAACATTCTTCCGGCCGTATTCATTCTTAGCCGGTATCTCCATGAACTTTCTGTCACGTTCGCCATACCTGAAATCCCCCGGATGTGTCTTCTGGATAAAGTAGGATACAGGCTCACCGTTTTCTCCGATTTTCACTCCGCTTCTTATGGATTTATCGCTTCGTTTCTCAGGCGGGGTGTCAAGCCTGTCTGACTCAATGACCTGAAGGGCAAAAGAATAGGGCCTGGTCTTATCTTTAAGCATAAGCGGAATAATGAGCGCTTCGCCGTTTTCCAGGATCTGCCGATCAACCAGGCTCTGTATCTCATAAAAATCCATACGCTGACCAGCATCCGAATAAGGCAACCATCTCTTCCAGGCACGCTCGGCTTTTTTCTGGAAGTTGGCCGCTGACTTCTCACTTATCCCGAGAAACTCCCGGTCAACTCTTGATTGAGGCCTTATGCCGGTACCGATAACGTTTGTAGTCATGGTTGAAGTAATGCCCGAAGCGTGGGCGTCGTTGCGGTTTAAATCCCGGCTTCTTTCCCTGAGATCGGAAAGTTCAGGAAGCAGGGCCTCATCAGCTGAACTGTTCCGGGGAAGCCAGGATGAACGAAGGCGGTTATGCCCGGCCCCTTTATACGCGCCAAAAGCCTGGGTGATATTCATCACTTCACGGTACATCTTTCGCCTGAACCCGGCCCTGGGTGAGAAGAAAGAGATAACATTATCTATACCGCTGGTAAATCTTTCTGATATTTTCTTTTTCATTTCGGATTCTCGAATTTCGCGTAAGTAGTTCTGTTTCTGCCAGCCGATATTTCGTTTTGCAACTGCTTGCGCATTTTTAAAAGTTCACTCAATCTTTCATACTGAATATTTCTGCCGCCGATTGAATATGACTGCACCATCCCTCCGGCCATCTTTGTGTTTATGGCAGTTTCAAGGACTTCGAGCATTTCCTGTTTAGTGGGTGCCAATTAAAACTCCTTTTTGCTCCCCAATAAAAAAGCCCGTTCCAGCTGGTGCACCAGAACGAGCTTATAAATTTATTGGGCGCGCGTTTTATGGCTGATCAGGCCCGCGCTATATTTTCAACTCTATATTACTTGAAATAAAAATCACTTTCAAATAGTCGGTACAACAGGTTTGTACAGGCTATTTTTCGTAATCTTGTTCAATAGATTTAAAACGATAACCGCATTTGAGACAATAATGATACCTTGCCGGAAGACGATGGGCGTAACATCTGACCTTTTTGCTATGGCAACGGGGACAACGCAGAGGTATAAAAGCAACACCGTAAGCATCATCGACTGTTTTATCCTCATCAGGTTGTCTATTAAGATTACCGTTTTCATTCTTAAGCCAGTTATTCTTTTTCTCAATCCATTTGCCCATTTATAGCCAGCTTCCTTGTCGTTTTCTGATCCAGTCTTTTCGGGAATTATCCTGGCTTACTACCCGCTGATGCACTTTAATCGAGTCGTCCTTGCGGATATTCAGAGCCCTGATAATGTCGGCCGCGGCCACGGCATAAACTTCAGCGTCAAGATAATGATTGGCCACAGCGTCTTTTTTCTTGCGCCAGACCTCTTTGGCGCGGCCGGTATTCCTGTTCCTGACCAGGATTTTGTGTTCCGAAGTAAACTGCGACAGATAATCTTCTTTCGGATTACTGAAGATATGCCACTTACACGGATCACGCATTGTCACGAGGCGGTTGATCTTGTCTTTATACTGGCTCACATTCAGATTCCACAGAACCAGACCTCCCCGGATAACACTGCCTGTCCTTGAATTGATATCTATCTTCGAAGCCCGATAGAAGCGGCCGCCGGTAATTTCTTCCTGCCCTTTGATAGCCTTTGTTTTATCCGACCACTGACGGCAGAATCTGTAAACTTCGTCCGTACGGTAACCCGAATCAACACAGCTCATATACACCGGTAAAGTTTCATTCGAGGATAGTTTTCTGTATTCGGTCTTAAAAAGAGCGTCTACAACATCTTCCCAATATTCAACCCGGTCGGCCCTGATAAGCCATGATTCCTCGTAGTATCCCCAGCCGCGAATAATGTAATAAAAGTGGTCTTTCTGCACATCAACACCGGCGGTAAGTACAATAACATCATCGGGAACACTACCTTCGTCATAATCCCGAGATAAAGACCGTATCTTATCGATGGTTGTTTCTTCGATTTTTTCTTCCCAGACCTCAGCAAGCCAGGAGTTGACAAAGTTCATCAGAAGCTCAATGTAATCTTTCGATTTAATAAACTCAGCGGCGATATCGCTCCATGACAGCCATGGGGAATAAAGGGAGTTGATCCAGAAACCCCGATGTGTGCTTTTAACGATATCACCAGAGATAGTTCCGTCATCATCAAGCTCGGCGTCTTCCGGAACCCACTTGCCGCGGGTTAAGATCCTGTTTTTTTGATAATCTTTTATGCGTTTATTACAATGAAAGCACTCATACCAGGCAAGGCGTTCGTTTTTAATACGCTCAGTTGATTTTTCTTTCTTAGGCCATTTGATCTGACCAAACAAGAGAACCTGGTATTTACCGCAATGCGGGCAGGGCACATAATAGCGGCTTCGGTCTGATTTCTCATACTCACGAAATATGTAACCGTCCCTTGTGGTGGGAGTGGACACTTTAATCGTCTTTCTGTTCCAGAATGTTTTTTGACGTTCACTTGCAAGTTTTATCGGGTCAGCTTCACGGCCCGAAAACTTGGGGTATTTGTCTATCTCATCCAGGAAAAGATAACGGATAGGCCGGGAGGCAAGGTCGGCCGGTGAGTTCGATCCGGCGAAGTATAAGATCATTCTGTCTAAATGATATTCCAGCCGTGTTATATCATCAGAAAGCCTCGGCAGATGTTCACGCAGAGTATAAGAGCCTTCGATCATCGGCAGAACCCGGTTGCAGGAAACACTCTTGGCATCATTCTCGCGCGGCAGGACCACAAGCGTGGGCCCCGGATCCTGATCAATAATAAAACCGAGCATATTGAACATTGCCTCGGTCTTGCCGACCTGAGAAGCGGCTATAACGGTTATTTCTTCGACAAAAGGATCCGTGAACGCGTCCATAACACCTTTAAGATAGGGCGTTCTCGAAGTTTTCCATCGGCCCGGCTCAGCAGACGTAACCGGATTGAGGTATCTATAACGATCAGCCCACTGGCTGACTGTTATCTTTTCCGGGCGTTTCCACGCTTCCTTTTCCTGC